GCTTTCAATGCTCTAGCCCCTAGTCAGACAAGTAACTCAGGTAAGTATCTAACCACAGATGGAACTAATTCATCTTGGGCAACAGTTGTCTCAGGCGCAAGCATTAGCAACGATACAACTACATCGACTAACTTGTATCCATTGTTTGCGACGGCTACTTCAGGCGTACCAACAACAATCTATACGGGTAACACAAAGTATTTGTATAAGCCAAGTACGGGTGAGTTGACTGCGCCAGCGCATATCTCATCTAATGGCATCAACATTAACTCAGCAACTGTTAGTGCAAGTTACACAATAGCAAGCGGCAATAACGGGTTATCGGTTGGGCCAATCACTGTGGCATCGGGTCAGGCGGTAACTGTATCTAGCGGTCAACGCTGGTTGATACTCTAAGGACAAACATGGCATACGGAACAGTAAATGCAGACTTGATGACCACTTCAGACGGGGTAAGTTCGTCTGGTTTGTATGGGTTTAAGAACCGCATCATCAATGGTGCGATGGTGATTGACCAGCGTAATGCGGGGGCTAGTGTTGCTTTAGGAACAGCAGACACATACACACTTGATAGATGGCAGTTTGGAACTTCGGTAGCATCTAAATATTCTTGTCAACAAAATGCTGGTTCAGTTACACCGCCAGTAGGATATGGTAATTATTTAGGGATTACTTCTTTATCGGCTTATACAGTAGGTGCTTCAGAAACATTTAACTTAATCCAACGCATAGAAGGATTTAACACATCTGATTTGGCATGGGGTACTGCCAACGCTAAGACAATTACTGTTTCTGCATGGGTTTATTCAAGCCTTACTGGTACTTTTGGCGGTGCAATAACAAACTCTGCATTTACTTATTCATACCCATTTAGTTACACCATTTCGTCTGCAAATACTTGGACACAAATTTCAATAACTATTGCTGGCCCAACATCGGGAACATGGGTTGGTGCTACTAATGGTGCTGGTCTTGTTTTGCGATTTAGTATGGGAACAGGCTCTTCATTAAGTGGAACGGCTGGTGCGTGGACTGCAAGCGGTTTAATTTCAGCCACAGGCGCAACAAGCGTAGTCGGCACAAATGGCGCAACCTTCTACATCACAGGCGTACAACTAGAAAAAGGCAGTACCGCAACATCGTTTGATTACAGACCTTATGGTACTGAGTTGGCTTTGTGTCAGCGTTACTTCTGGAAAATAGGCGGTACTGCATTATCCGAACAAATTGCTATGGGTTTAGTTCAAGGTGCTACTGACGCAAGGACTATAACTTCATTGCCTGTTGCAATGAGGACTGCCCCTAGTGTTGGATATAGTTCTGCTAGTGCTTGTGCTATAAATGATGGGTCGGTGCAAGTAGCCACTACCGCAATCACAATAAGCCAGCCTGGATTACAAACAACTGGAATTGATGCTACTGTTGCATCAGGCTTAACTCTTGGTAGAGCCGTAAGATTTTTTATTAACAGTTCATTATCTGCTTACATTAATTTTTCTGCGGAGTTATAAATGTATAAATTATACAAAGACAGATGGACAAATCAAGTTACATCTGTAACAAAAACAAATGAAGATGGTTCTGGTATTTCTATCCCATTTGACCCCGCTAACACAGACTACCAAGCCTATTTAAAGTGGGTGGCTGAAGGCAACACGCCTACTCCCGCTGACGAAGGAACACAATAATGGCGGCACTAATCCCATCAGCAAGCGCAACAGGGTCAGGAACAATGACCTTGGCTGGCCCTTCTACAAACTCTAATCAGACTATCACGATTCCAGACGCTACTGGAACAATGATGGTTAGTGGCAATATGCCAGCGTTTAGAGCGTATAGAAATGGCGCTCAAACAATTTCTGCCGCAACAACCACAAAAGTTGCTTTTAATGCTGAAACTTTTGATACAAATAATAATTTTGACTCAACAACAAATTATCGTTTTACACCTACTGTCGCTGGATACTATCAAGTTAATTCAACTGTAGGGTTTACAACAAGTTCTGGACAATTATCTATATATAAAAATGGTAGTAATTATCAAACTGGAATAGAAGTAACTTACAACGCATCTCTTGGTGGTCATATTCCAATTTCAGATATTGTTTACTGTAATGGCTCAACTGATTACATTGAAATTTATGTTTATTTATTACTTGGAACAACTATTAGTTCAGGAGAAACAAATACATCTTTCTCTGCATCAATGGTAAGAGGTGCATAACATGACTTTATATGAAAAAATAAAAACAATTTATCCAAGTCTTGAAGATAAAGACTTTGTAACTGTAATTCGTTTACAAAACGACTCTGACGGCAAAGGCGATTTTATTGCCAAGTGGGAACACCCAACACTTGCTAGACCTACTAAGGAGCAATTAGCATGACCACAATCATTGATGGAACGGCTGGTGTAACCTTCCCAGCGGGCGGGGTAGGTAATACTGCTAGTGCTGTGGTGGGTTTAACTGATACTCAGACGCTTACTAACAAGACGCTGACTAGTCCAACTATCAGTTTGCTTTCATCTGCGTCTGCTACTGCGCTAACTTTGCAATCTGCTGGCACTAATGGCGTCATTATTGATACTTCACAAAACTTGCAATTTAACTCAGGCTATGGCTCTGTCGCTACTGCTTATGGTTGTCGTGCTTGGGTTAACTTTAATGGTACAGGTACTGTGGCAATTCGTGCATCTGGTAATGTGTCAAGTATTACGGATAACGGAACGGGTGATTACACAGTTAACTTTACAACTGCATTATCTGATGCAAATTATGTTGCAAGTGCTAATGCCAGCCGCCTTAATGATAGAAACACGTTTGGCAATATAGGCTATCAAAGCACTTACGCTGGAAATAGAACAACAACAATTTTAAGAGTTTACTCAATGACTACTGATGGTTTTACACTAACTGATACTGATATGTTTGATGTTATTGTTATTAGATAAGGTATACCAATGAATAAAAGAATTATTTACCCAACTGACGATGGCGGTGTGGCAATCATTATTCCATCTGATTGTGGATTAACCATTGAGCAAATTGCCGCTAAAGATGTTCCTACTGGCAAGCCTTACAAAATTGTTGATATTGCAGATATTCCGTCTGATAGAACTTTCCGTAATGCGTGGGAGTATCAAGAATGATTACGATAAACATTGATAAAGCCAAGGCTATTGCTCACGATAAGCGTAGACAAGCAAGGTCTGCTGAATTTGCACCATTAGACATCAAGGCAACCATTCCATCTGAAGCAGTAGCGGCAGAGGCGGCAAGGGCATTGATTAGAACTAAATACGCAACCATGCAAGCAGAAATTGATGCGGCTACAACCCTAGATGCAATTAAAGCGGTAATGCCATGACACCTGATCTGCAAAAGTACTATGAGGAGCGTTTTTCCACTATGGCGACTGTCGGGTGGAAGGACTTAATGGAGGATATTGACAACATGATAAATTCGTTGAACAATATCAGTACAATCCCTGATGAAAAAAGCCTACAATTCAAAAAAGGCGAACTTTCTATCCTAGTTTGGCTGAAAACCTTAAAACAGGTCAGCACACAAGCATACGAGGAATTGAATGAAAAGAATGTATGAATTTGTCTGCGTATGCGGACAGCGCATTGAAAAACTAACTGATTATGAGACAGGTAGTATTCAATGTGGAGATTGTGGGTCACAAGCCTATAAAACAATCTCTGCTCCTGCCTTTAGGTTGGAAGGGTGGTCTGGACATTTCCCGTCATCGCACGCGAAATTTGAAAAGAGCCATTTGGACAAACTGAAGTCTGAGCAAAAAGCGAACTCATAAACAGAATGTTGTCGAGTTCATGTGTATCTCCTAGAACCCATTAGTGGCAGGAAAAGGAAACAGTATGTTGATAGACCAAGAAGACGAGATGCCTAGCGAGTTAGAGGCAGAACAAGCGAAGATTGAAGACAATTTTGCGGTAGAAGATTCTAAGATTCCTGAAAAATATAGGAATAAATCATTAGATGACGTTATCAAGATGCACCAAGAGGTTGAAAAATTGGTTGGTCGTCAAGCACAAGAAGTCGGAGAAGTTCGTAAGTTAGCCGATGAGTTGATTAAGCAAAATCTCGGACAGAAAGTCCAACACGCTGAAGTTGAGCCTGAAGTAGACTTTTTTGAGAATCCTCAGAGAGCAATTCAGAACACAGTTGATAGACATCCCGATGTTTTAGCGGCTAAACAAGCGGCTAATGACTTCAAAAGGATGCAGATTCAGCAGAAGTTATCGCAAGAGCACCCTGATTTTCAGCAGATTTCTGCTGATCCAGAGTTCGTAAATTGGGTTAAATCCTCAAATGTACGGATGGGGCTGTATGCGAAGGCTGATGGTGAGTTTGACTACGATAGTGCCAATGAGTTGTTATCTACCTTCAAAGAGTTGCGTGGCGTTAAGACTAAGAAAGTGGCTAGTGACGGAGAGTCAAGTCGCAAGAGCAGTCTAAAAGCCGCCGCAGTTGATGTAGGTGGATCAGGAGAATCTGGCAAGCGTACTTACAGGAGGGCTGACCTAATTCGGCTAAAAATGAGTGATCCAGACAGATATGATGCATTGTCTCCAGAGATTATGTTGGCTTATCAAGAGGGTCGAGTAAAGTAACTAATTGATTCTTAAGGAGAATTAACATGGCAACAGCATTTTCCCCAGCAAATAATACGACTGTAACGTCAGCCGCCAATTTCATCCCAGAAATTTGGTCTGATGAGATCATTGCGGCATACAAAAAGAACTTGGTTTTAGCAAACTTAGTTATGAAGATGAACTTCAAGGGCAAGAAAGGTGACACAGTTCACATTCCAGCACCTGTTCGTGGTTCTGCTTCTGCTAAAGGCGCAACAAACGCAGTTACCCTGATCGTTAACACCGAATCAGAAGTCCAAGTGTCCATCAACAAGCACTATGAATATAGCCGCTTGATCGAAGATATTGTCGAAGCACAGGC